TTTATAAGTAGTTCTTTTTATTTTTTTTACTCTGGGAACTCTGCGCCAGTACTTGTAATAATGAAGTCAAGGGCAATAAATTCTATTGATCTTGCTGGTTTTACAAATAATTTTGCATAAAGAATGTTTTGGTCGACCATGTCTGGCGTTGTGGTTGTTTCGTCCAAAATAAACTTGTAGTCTGTCAATCCTAGGCCGTCTTTTACTTTGGCAAGAATTTCTTCTGCGCTGTCTGTAAAGTTTTGCCAAGTTTCGCGGACATTTTGTTCAAATAGAGTTCTAGCAGCAACCGATCCAATTTGTCGCTTCAAGAAAATCATCAGTCTTCGGACGTTGATTCTATCGAGCGCAGATCTTTTGAGTTGCAGTGTCTTTTGTCCAAAAACCACGATCCCTTCAGCCGGGAAGTTTGCAATTGGGTTGATGCCACTTTCGTATAGCTTGTCTCTTTCAGAGGAAGTTAAGCGATCTTTGACATTGATGACTGTAACACCACCTGTGCCATCGGACAGCCCACCTCTTGCAAAGCCTGCTGGTGCAAACCATGGTTCTGAATTTTTTGCAACACTTCCAAAGACTCCAAGCATCGCCACAGAGGGAGGTACGTCGACCGCGCTGTCTGTTCTGCCGTCTGCAATTGTTATCCAAGGATAATAGCAAGTTGCGTAGCTGTGAAGGACGTTGCCTAATTTTGTTTTACGATATTCAATAGCTTTGTTGCAATAACCTCTGGTCGTTGAAGATGCCAAATTTGTGTCTTTGGTTTCTTCAGCGGGCCTAAAGTTTGAATCTACGTCAAGAATGGCTAATGCATCGCCTCTTTCTTCGCAATAATTGGCCAATTTTTCATTTAAAGTACTTTCCCATAGGCCAGGAACTGCTGCGAGGTTAAAGTCCAAGAATTCTGGGTCTTTAATCATCTTCAAGGCAGTTAGGACTGAGAAGTGGGCGTAGTTGTCTTGGCCAGTGCCTGCTGGAGAAGAAAGGTGCCTATTTGCAAAGGGGTTTTTATTTTTTATGTTCGTGCCATCAAAGCCTCCGTGCAGCGGCATGGTAAACTTGTTGTAACCTGCATCAATAACTGTTTTCCAACCGGCAGCATTAGAAGCCTTTACTTCTAACGGGGGGTTGTTGCCTTTTGATTTATAATATTTGCCTCTAGCTGATATTGAACCAAAATATTGACTTCCGCCAAGCGCAAAGCCCGATATAGTTAAGATACCATCCAAGTCAGCAATAGTACTAGTAATTAATTTATTTCCTGCTATCCCCACTGTTTTTTGGCTTAATTCGATATAGTCATTATATGGCCGTGATATGTTTATGTCTAACGTGGTTGCTTTCCCTAATGCATCAAAGAACGAAGCAGCTAAATCTTCTCTTCCTGGCTTCCCGCCCTTACAACCCCACTTGATGTCAGTGGGAGATGTTACAGTGGTGGTTCCGGGAGCACTAGCTCCGTCACCTGTGAATACAACACTAGTCCCGCCTGTATCTTCTATAGTGACAGTTTGATTATGATAGTCATTAGTCTCATCGCTATGAAACCACAACGTTCCCCACGCCGCTATATTGTCAACAAGCGTACTTCTATTTCCTTGGGCCCAGGAGGCGTCGTCAATGAAACTTTCGGCTGAACTTGAAATCTGTTTTACGTCGTCAAGAGAGAACGCAAAGGTATGTTCTGTGCTGGAGGCTTTTTCCCAGTCGTCATAGCCATCTTCGAGTGGATAAGCTATGTCAGAATAGGCATTATTATAATATTTGCTTGTTTCTGATGCTCCGACTCTAATTCCGAAGTAGCCGTTCTGTGCTCTTCCCTTGGCAGCATTTGAAGCTGTTTCTCTTAAGAGATAGTCCGGCCAGTGCATACTGGCGGTAAATGCGAAAGATGCTGAGATGGAGGCTGTTGCTGCTCCAATTGCATTTCTTAGGTAGCTGTTTTCAACTGAGGCCCAACTAGCTGTAAGTGTGGTGTATCCGGTTGCTGGAGTAGCTAAGCTACCAGAAGAGATCCAAAATTTCTTTCTTCTTGCAGGGCCCATAAAGCCAAAGGGAACTAATTTTGCATCAACTGCACCAGCGATCAAGTCGGGGTGTAGTTCTACACGAACATACCTTGAACTGTTTGGAAAGTCTCCGAACAGTTCAATTTTGTCAGATGTTGAATCCCATTTGAGATATTGAGTACCAACAACTCGACCAACAAACTTTGTTGATCTGGGATTTAAGTTGCAATCTTCGAATCTTTCTAGAGCCGCTGGGTCACTGTCGCTGTCACTGACGAGCCGAACATAAATATTAAAAGAGCCGTAGGGGCCAGCGTCATCATCAATTGGAGTATAAGAGATGTTCGAAATAGAGACTTTGAGATTTCTAGAGGCCCATTGTCCCTCGCTTAGGCCCACGAGCCTAAAAAGCTCTTGTGGAGGAGATGCAATTGGATCATAAGCACTTGCTGCTCCCATGTCTTGTGAGAATATCCATCCAGTCTTAGGATTCTGGAAGCCATAGCGATAATCTGCTTTGGTGGTGTTTGTAGTTTCGGATGGATTTCCCAGGGGAGTAATAAAGGCATAGGTATTGGTAGCGTCCGACAATTGTTTTATATTATTTTCAAAGGTTTCACCGAGCCAATACCTTTCTTCTTTGTCTATTAGGCTGGCATTTGTTAAGATGGGGCTTGTATTGAACGCTTTTCGAATAAAGTTTGAATTTGACGGATTGAATGAAACCTCTACAGTTCTCGTAGTGAGGTCGTTTTTCCCGCTAGCAATGGAGTGTTCCAGGTGAAGTTTTATATTTGCTGCTGTGGGGGCTCCGGAGTAGGAGTGAAGTCCTGCTGAATTTTCAAATCCGTTGCTGCTTGTGAGAGTGATTCCTGAGCCAGAGTCCATATAAAAAATGGCACCGAGCATACCACCACCAGTTGAAGCATCTCCGGCAGTTGAAGCAGTGTGTACACCACTTGAAGCAGAGGGAATCAGCCAAAGACCGTAGGCCCCGCCGTTGGAACCCAAAGTACTAAGGTGTGGTGAAGCGAGGGTTGTTATCCAACCAGCTTGTCCGCTGGTATCTGCCGCTGGATGTTCAAGACCACCTAGACGAATAAATGTTACTGGTGCAGAGTTTCTTAGATATGCCAATGCGGCATATGCTCCGTAGTGTGGAGAAGTATTATTTTCATTGCGCCATAAGTCCGAATCTGCGACCCCTCCTGGCGAAGGGTTTCCAAATACGCCCACAAATTCTTCAACTGAATTGACTTTGACAGGCTTGAGGGATGGCCCCAGCGGTGAACGGCCAATTATAACTGGTCCAATTTCATTGAGGGTTGGAGCATCAACTGCGCTTTGGTCAATCTCTTCGAATCTAACTCCTGGTGATTTGAATCTAAAATTTCTAGCAGACATTCATTTTATCTCCCGTTTCTATTGCTTGATTTATTTATAGTAAATAGATTAAAATAGACGAAAAGGAACAAAAGGCAAAATTATTCGCCAAGTTCCCTATATTTTTTAAAAAGATCATATGTATCTGGTATCTCGCCTATCGTTGCCCTTTCTCTCGTAATTCTAAGTTCTACTGGATTTTCTCTGACTACATTGATTGGCTTGGCTTGGTTTGATCCATCTCCAATTAGGTAGGCAAGGACTTTTGCTTGGACCTTTGTTTGATGTATTTTTTCTTCTTCGTTCATTGCACTGATGTTATCTTCTGAGGAATAGTCTTGTTGGATGAAGACTTCATAGAAATGGCCGTTCTTTCGGAGAGGAAAATAGTTTAGACCTCCAGTGTTTGTTACAAAGGGAGTAATTAGTTCATTCATTTGTGTTTGAAACTGTGTTTTTATATTTATTTCATATGTTACGTCAATGTAGACTGGTATTGGAATAGAAATGTGCTTGTAAATAGTTTTTTTTCTTGTCTTTGGCAGAACGAAGTTGAGTTGTCTTACTGAGCGTTGCTTATGGACGTCGGCATTTGCGAAGTTGGCTGTCTTTTCTTGATTTATTTTTTGTGTTATCTTTATTGCTCCACCGCGATAGTCTGAGACCTCTGGGATTGGGGCATATATTGCACCCTTCTTTGTTTTGTCTTTTGCGAAGCCTGTTCTGCCGACTGTGACTATGGGATATATTAGGGCTCCGTCTTTGTCTCTGATATCTTTATTATTTTTTACCTGGAAGACTCTTTCTGTACCAACCCACACGACAGGCACTTTTTTGAAGCCCTCGTGGGACTCATAGCTCAAGTTTAGATGTTCATCGACCCACTCATATACGGCTGAGTCAATATTTTCTAAGTTTGATGGCTGGAGGTAGATTACTTCTGCGTCTTCTAGCTTGCTCTTTTTTTTATTGTGCATTGAAGGTACCTTCTCTGGATCTTATGCATTTTGCGCCTATTTCAAAAGACTTTTCGACCTGGCCAAAAAGCCATTTTGGTTCTTGTAGTGTTACGATCTCATAAAATAATTTGCCATGTAGAATGAAGTCGCCTTCTCTTACAAAGAGGTCTTGATCTTCTGTGAGCCTTCTTTTGTGGAATGCTACGTTAATTGTTTGAAGACGGTCGACGCCATAATTTGTTGCAGTTGTTGCATGGCCTTCCCATTTTACCATTGCGTGAATTCTGACAGGTGCTAAAAAATTTTTTTGTAGTGATTCACCATATAGGGGATGAAATTCTGTTAATTCCAAGTCAATGGGATAATACATTATTGTTTGGCCTATGACGCGCTCAATTAATTCATCATTTACCTGTTTTACGAGGTCTCTTTCTTTTTGATTAAAGAAAAGTGGGGGTGGTGGAGCGTCTTGTTGTGACCATTTGTTTTCATCTGACATTGCTGAGGTTCCTTGTTAGCCTATATAGATGTATGTCGGAACACTATTAAATACTTTTTGTGTGTTGTCTGTCATCGCAGCATCATTTTCAATTAGTTTTGCATATGTCAATTCATCGAGAATAGTTTTTAATTCTTCTCTTAGCTTGTCTTGTTCTTCTTTTGCTTGGCCCAATAGTTCTGAGTGATTAAGTGTCACTGACTCGCCTGGAATTGGTATAGACCCAAATTTGCCTCTAATTTGGCCTAGCATTTCTTTTGCAAGGGCCAGAGCAAATCTTCGAATCCACTGTTTTCCGATGGAATTTATGGATTCATAAGGAATATTGGCATATGGCAGTGTGTTCATATTATTTACGCCATCTACGCCTGACTTTCTGTCTTCCTGTTCCACCCAGGCATCTGATTCGACTGTAAATTCGAACCACATTTTCTTGTTGGCAAGGAGACTTGGAGGAATAGGGAATATTCTTATATTATTATTCCTTATTTCATAAGAGTATTGAGATGTTCTCAGCTTGATTGCATCTTCATAAGCCGCTGCTTGGGCCTTATTTTGCCACACTGGCACCAATTGGAATGTGGAGTCATCGGCAAATTGCCCATAAGTGCTAAGGTTGCCTGTTGCCCCTAGGCCTCCATAGTAGCCATAAAATCGCCACATTGCTCTGGGAGAGATGTAATAGACCCGTCTTATTAAAAATCTTTTTTTGGGGTCCAGAGTGGAAGGAAGATCTCCTGCTTCTACACTGGCTGATACCGCTGCTTGGAGGTCATAGTCTTGTTTGTCATCAACTAATGTAAATGAAGAGGTGTACATCTGCTGAGTTCCACCAAGAGTCGCTTCAACAGAAGCAGCATCACCGAACCTTCTGGCATATCCGTAGCCAAATTTGGTATACTTTAGAGCAACATTGCCGCCACTGAGACTGGAAGACAGTGTGCCTGTTTTATATTCTCCCTTGTGATCAAACGAAGAAGTAGTTCCGCCTAGGGAGTCACCAAGAGAGTTCTTGGCTTGATGAATATTGACAATATAGCTGTATTCAAGAGTTGCTTCTTCAAAGGCTGTGTAGACCTGTTCTTCTGTGATTTCAACGTCGAGGACATCACCACCCAGCTTTTTGTATGTATAAGCCACTTGAGTAGCAGCGCCAGACAAGAAGTCTGTGGAATTTAGGTACACCCCAAAAGGTACGGCTGTAGAAATTACATTTGCCGTATTGCCTGTGACGGGCAGTATTACTTTGCTGCTGATGCTGACGGGTGTCAGTGTTGGAACGGACATTCATATGTACCTCTTATTGTTTTTATATATTATCCAAAAACAGCATAATATAGCGAATCTCCCGCTGAGAGGATGTTGCCGCTGCCGCCGGTATTATTCAAAGAGAATCCGCCTGTGCTAAAAGCAGAACCGTCCACTTTCTCGAGTGAAATTCCCCAAGGGCCCGGGCTCATTGCGCCGGCATTCGAAAGGAACCGGAGGCAATAGTTCGTTCCTTCCGGTTCGAATGAACTCATTTTAAAATAGAACATGCCTCCATTCTGGTCATAAAGAAAAATAACTCTTGGGACAAACGCAAGTTCAATATCGGCACCACCGGCTGTAATGTGTGCCTCTGTTGATATAAAAGTACCTGTTGTCATCCGAAGAGGCCCTAAAGAATCATTCAAGCTGCTCATGGCTAGACCAACTCCACTCATTTTGTGTTCTCCTGTTGTTATTTTATATTAATTAGTTTCAGATAAAAGAAAACCCCAACCGAGATGAAAGGGGCAAGATATATATCTATATTTTGATTTAGAAACCACAATTAAATATTTAAGCAAAGTAGCGCCATGGCCCGATTCACCCCATGTTTACATTGCATGCCGAAGTGCCATACACGTACCAATAATTGCCGTCACAATATACTTCCCACATATCTCCGGGTAATACGTTTTGACCAGAATTAGACCACACAATATAATGTTTGGCAGTGCCCCAATAAGGGCCGGCCTGTGTGTTGCCTCGAATGTACATGAGCCCTTCCCCTGCGGGGCCATAACCATTAAGCTTGTTCTCGTAGTTTGCGCCAATCGTAATAATTTTAAAATGCAAGCCCGATACCAGCGTGGTAGGTAAATTCACTATTGAGTATGATGTCAGGAGAATTGTTTTTCCGCTATGGCTGGGGTATAGATATATGGTACCACTCTTTAAAGAGACGTCTTGCAGTTGATGCTGCCCTCGACCAACGACGTCTAGATCGCCGCCAACTTCCAAGCCGCCGTCAACATCTAAATTTCCAGTGACGTCTAAGCCGCCGTCGCAGTCTAATTCACCAGAAACTTTTAAATTCTTAATAACCAAATCTGCTATTTGGGGAATTAATCTTTCTAATCTTTTTGGATTGCACTGGTTGCTCATTTTGTGTCCTCCTGCTGTATTAATTAGTCGGCAGATAAAAGAAAACCCCAACCGAGATGGAAGGGGCAAGATATATATCTATATTTTGACTTAGAAACCACAATTAAATATTTAGGAATACGCAACACCGCATACCGAAGTGCCATACACGTACCAATAATTGCCGTCACAATATACTTCCCACATATCTCCGGGCATGACGTGATAATAAGAATTATTCCACCGGATAGATTGGTACCCATAGGCCCAATAAGGGCCAAACTGCGTGTTGCCTTTGATACGCAAGAGCGGGAATCCGCCGTTGACGATCAGCTTGTTCGTCAGCCACTCAGTTTGGGTAATAATTTTAAAATGCAAGCCCGATACCAGCGGGGTGGGCAAGATCAGTTCTATATAGCCTGATAAGAAAATTGTTTTTCCGCTATCTGCGGCAGTTAGAGTTTGTTGGGAGGGGGGGCCATAGCCTCCGCCGGTACCGACCATGAACTTGACGTCTTGCAGTTGATGCTG